TTCAGGCATCTTCAAGGATGCGGCCTCCGACCAGCTTGTGCGCAATGCCTTCTTCAACGCCTCGATCCTGAGCTGGCAGATTGTCGTGCCGGATTTCGGGACGGTCACCGGCCCGTTTCAGGCGAGCGCGCTCGAATATTCCGGCCAGTATAATGGCGAGGTGATGTTCGAGCTGGCGCTGGAATCGGCCGGTGCCATCACCTTCGAGGCGCTGTGATGGCGGCCCGCACGGCAGTGGAACAAGTGCCAGGACGAAGGGCTAATCGCAGGCGCGGCGAGATCGAGGCTGAGATCGACGGCGAGCGGCGGGTGTTGTGCCTGACGCTGGGCGCCTTGGCCGAGCTCGAGACGGCGTTTTCGGTCGATAGCCTGAATGGCCTGGCCGAGCGTTTCGCCGGCGGCCGGCTGAGGGCGGCGGATATGATCCGCATCATCGGCGCCGGCCTGCGCGGCGGCGGCAATCTCTATTCCGATGAGGATGTGGCGGAGGCCGATGTCGAGGGCGGCATCGGTGGTTATGCCGCGATCGTCGGAGATTTGCTGACGGCGACGTTTTCGGGGGATGGCGCGGACGCCTCCGCGCGCCCCCTCTAGCCGCAGCGGGCATGAAGACCACGGACAGTGCCGGGCCCACGCCTTTTCCCTGGGCGCGGGTCCTGCATGTCGGTCTCTGCCTGCTGCGGCTTCCCCCGCAATCCTTCTGGGGGATGACGCCGGTGGAGTTTAACGCCGCAGCCGGCGGGCTCTCGCCACAGCGTCCCGCTGTTTCCCGCGCCGATCTCGATGGGCTGATGGCCCGCTTTCCGGACAGCCGGGCAAGCTTAGACACGAGGAACGACCATGACCGATGACCAGACGGACCTCTCCGCCATGACCGACGAGGCGGCGACGCTGCGGCGTGCGCTCGACGATCTGGAGGGCCGCTCGCGCTCCTTCGGCTCGGCGCTGTCAGGCGCTCTCCGAAGTGCCGTGTCAGGCGGCAAGGGGCTGGACGACGTGCTGCGCGGGCTGGCCAATCGCATGACGGATATCGCGCTGCAGGCTGGATTGAAACCGCTCGAGACGATGCTTTCGGGCGCCGCCTCCAGTCTCTTCGGCGGTGCGGGCAAGCTGCTGCCTTTCGCCGATGGCGGTGTCGTCTCGCAGCCCACCTATTTCCCTCTCGGCGGCGACATGGGGCTGATGGGCGAGGCGGGCAGCGAGGCGATCCTGCCCTTGCGGCGCGGCGCCGACGGTTCGCTCGGCGTCGCCGCTGCAGGGGCGGGCTCGCAGCCGCAGATCGTCTTCAACGTCACCACGACCGATGCCGAGAGCTTCCGAAAGAGCGAGGCGCAGATTTCCTCGATGCTGGCGCGCACCGCGATGCGCGGCCAGCGCAACCTGTGAGGTGATGATGTCAGGTTTCCATGAGGTGCGCTTTCCGCTGCGCCTGTCGCTGTCGACGAGCGGCGGGCCTGTCAGGCGCACCGATATCGTCAATCTCTCCAATGGTCGCGAAAACCGCAACAGCCGCTGGCGCGATGCGCGGCGCAGCTATGATGCGGGCTCCGGTGTGCGCTCGGTGGCGGATCTCTACGAAGTCTTGGAGTTCTTCGAGGCCCGGAGCGGCGAGCTCTATGGCTTCCGCTTCCGTGATCCCATCGACTGGAGTTCGACACGGCCCGGTGCCGAGATCGGACCGGGCGACCAGCCGCTCGGCATCGGCGATGGCGTGACCGTCGCCTTCACGCTCGCCAAGACCTATGGCGATGCCGGCGCCAGCAGCACGCGGCGGATCGCCAAGCCTGTCGAGGGCTCGGTCGTCGTCGCGGTGGATGGCGTGCCGCAACCGTCGTCCGCCTTCGTGTGCGATCCCGTAACCGGCATCGTCACCTTCGCGGCCGATGCCGTTCCGCCGGAGGGCGCGTCGGTGACTGCGGGGTTTCTGTTCGACGTGCCGGTGCGCTTTGCGACCGGGCGCATCGACGTCAACCTCTCGGCCTTCAATGCCGGGCGCATTCCCACCATTCCGCTGATGGAGATCATGCCATGAGGCATATTCCCGACGCGCTCGCCGCGCATCTTGCGAGCGACGCCACGACGCTCTGCCATGCCTGGCGGGTAACGCGGCGCGATGGCGTCGTGCTTGGGTTTACCGAACACGATCACGACCTGACCTTCGCGGTCACCACCTTCCTGGCAGCCAGCGGCTTTTCCGCCAGTGCCGCGGAAGAGGAGGCGGGCCTGCCCGCGGCCACCAGCGATGTCGCCGGCGGCTTCTCCAGCGCGGCGATCACCGAGGAGGACCTGACGCGTGGCCGCTATGACGGCGCCCGCGTCGAGGTGCATCTCGTCAACTGGGCGGAGCCCGAGCAGAATATGCTCCTGAAGGTGCAGGAGATCGGCGACGTCACGCGCGATGCCGGCCAGTTCCAGGCGGAGCTGCGCAGCTTCGCCAGCCGCCTCGGCGAGCCGCAGGGCCGCGTCTATGGCCGGCGCTGCGACGCTACGCTTGGCGATCAAAGATGCGGTGTCGATCTCTCGGCACCCGCGATGCGCGCCGAAGGCGTGGTGGTCGCGGTGGCGGATGCCAGCCGGCTTGTGCTTTCGGGTGTCCGCACCGTGCCCGACGGCTTCTTCCGCTTCGGCGTGCTCGGTTTTCTCGATGGCGACAATCAAGGCCAGCGGCTGGAGATCGAGACGCATACGATGAAGGACGATCTGCTGGAGGTGACGCTCTGGCTGCCGCTCGAGGCCACCCCAAGTGCGGGCGACCGCGTCGTGCTCACGGCGGGCTGCGACAAGGCCTTTTCCACCTGCCGAGCGAAATTCGCCAACCACCTGAATTTTCGCGGTTTCCCGCACATCCCCGGCACCGATTTCGCCTACACCTATGCCGATGGCGAGACCCTTCATGACGGGAGCGCGCTGTTCAAATGACAGACATTTCAACGCAAGTGCTGCGGCTGGCCGAAGGCTGGATCGGCACGCCCTACAGGCATCAGGCCTCGCTCAAGGGCGTCGGCTGCGATTGTCTCGGGCTGATCCGGGGCATCTGGCGCGAGCTTTACGGGCGGGAGCCAGAGCGCCCGCCACCCTATGCGCCCGACTGGGCGGAGCGCGGCGGCGGGGATCGGCTGATGGAGGCTGCACTCCGGCATTTCGGTCCGCCGCTGCCGCTTGTCGAGGCAAGACCGGGCGACGTGCTCCTGTTCCGCTGGCGCCCGCAGCTCGCCGCCAAGCATGCCGGTATCCTCTCCGGCGAGCGGCAGTTCATCCACGCCTACGAGCAGGCGGCGGTGGTGACCTCGCCGCTGGTGCCGAGCTGGCGCCGGCGCATTTCGGGCGTCTTTCGTTTTCCGGAGAGATAAATGGCAACGCTCCTCTTCCAGGCAGCCGGCGCGGCAATCGGCAGCGTCTTCGGCCCTGTCGGCGCCATCATCGGCCGCGCGGCGGGCGCGCTTGCCGGAAGCGTCGTCGATCGCGCGCTGATCAACGGCCGCTCCACCGTGCGCGGCGCGCATCTGTCGAGCGCCCGCATTCCCGGCCCCGACGAGGGTACGGCGATCAACCGCGTCTATGGCAGTGTCCGCGTCGGCGGCACGCTGATCTGGGCGACGCGCTTCGAGGAGGAGGTGACCAGCGAGCGGCAGGGCGGCAAGGCCACCGGCGGCACCCGCGTCGAAAGCTTCCGCTACTTCGCCAATCTCGCGGTCGGGCTGGCGGAAGGGCCGATCGGGCATGTCAGGCGCGTCTGGGCCGATGGCAAGGAACTGGATCTCACCAGGATCGAGATGCGCGTCTATCGTGGCGATGACACCCAGCTGCCCGATCCGCTGATCGAGGCCAAGCAAGGGGCCGGCAATGCGCCCGCCTATCGCGGGCTTGCCTATGTCGTCTTCGAGCGGCTGCCGCTCGATGCCTATGGAAACCGCATTCCGCTGCTGCAGTTCGAGGTGGTGAGATCGGTCGGTGAGCTGGAAAATGAGATCAGGGCCGTCTGCATCATCCCCGGCGCCACCGAGCATGGCTATCAGCTGGCGCAGGTTTCGGAGAGCCTCGGTGCCGGCAGCGCCCGCATTCTCAACCGCAACAGCCTGCGCGGCACGAGCGATTGGGATATCTCGATCGACGAGCTGCTGGCGCTCTGCCCCAATCTCGAGCGCGTGGCGCTCGTCGTCTCTTGGTTCGGGACCGATCTGCGCGCCGGCCAATGCCGCGTGGTGCCCGGCGTCGAGGTGGCGAGCCGCGCGGAGGAAAGCACGCCGTGGTCGGTCTCCGGCATCGCGCGCGGCGCGGCCCACCTCGTCAGCCGCAGCAATGGCGGCCCGGCCTATGGCGGCACGCCCGATGATACCAGCGTGCTCTCGGCGATCGCCGATCTCAGGAGCCGTGGCCTTCAGGTCTATCTCTATCCCTTCGTGATGATGGACATTCCCGTCGATAACGCGCTTGCCGATCCCTATGGGCGCGCGCGACAGGCACCCTATCCCTGGCGCGGCCGCATTACCTGCGATCCGGCGTCGGGGCGGCCCGGCAGTGCCGATCGGACGGTCGCCGCGCGCGGGCAGGTTCAGGCCTTTGCGGGCAATGCGCAGGCGGGTGATTTCACGATTGCGGGCGGTCATGTGGCTTATCACGGTGGCGAAGAGAGCTACCGCCGTTTCATCCTGCACTATGCGCAACTGGCGCGTCTTGCGGGCGGGGTCGATGGCTTCCTGATCGGCTCCGAACTGCGCGGGCTGACGCAGCTGCGCGATGGCGGCGATGCCTTCCCATTCGTCGAGGCGCTGGTGCGGCTGGCCGGCGATGTCAAAGCCCTGTTGCCGGCGACGAAGATCACCTATGGCGCCGATTGGAGCGAGTATTTCGGCTATCACCCGGCTGATGGCAGCGGCGACGTCTATTTCCATCTCGACCCGCTCTGGGCCTCGCCCGATATCGATGCAGTGGGGATCGACAACTACATGCCGCTCGCCGACTGGCGCGACGACGATCTCGCCAGCGCCAATCCCGACGGCTTCCGGCTTGCCGATGATCGAAATGCGCTGACGGCGGCGATCACTAGCGGCGAGGGTTTCGAATGGTACTACCCCGATGACGATGCCCGCAAAGCCCGGCAGCGCAGCCCGATCACCGATGGCCTCGCCGGCAAGCCCTGGGTTTTCCGCTACAAGGATATCGCCGCCTGGTGGGCCAATCCGCATCACGAGCGCATCGGCGGCGCCGAGCGCGCGGCGCCGACGGCCTGGATCCCGTCCGGCAAGCCGGTCTGGTTCACCGAGCTTGGCTGCGGCGCCGTCGACAAGGGCGCCAACCAGCCGAATGTCTTCGCCGACCCGAAGTCGGTGGAAAGTGGAGCGCCGTATTTCTCGACCGGCATGCGCTCGGACAGCATGCAGCGTCGCTTCCTCGAGGCGCACCATCGCTGGTGGGCCGGCAATGACGCGCCTGGTGGCATGGTCGACCCCTCGCACCTCTTTGTCTGGTGCTGGGATGCGCGTCCGTTCCCGGCCTTTCCGTTGGCAACGGATGTCTGGTCCGACGGCGGCAACTGGCGCACCGGGCACTGGCTGAATGGTCGGCTTGGTGCCGGCACCCTGGCCGATATCGTGGCGACGGTGCTGCGCGACCACGGCTTCTCGGATTTCGACGTCTCCGAGGTGAGCGGCGACCTGATCGGTTACGTCAAGGGCGAGCTTGGGTCAGCTCGCGACCTGATCGAGCCGCTGCTGCAGGCGTTCCAGATCGATGCCTTCGAGGATGCCGGCCTCCTGCGCTTCCGCGCGCGCGCACGCGCCAGCCTGCCGGCGATGCGGATCGAAACGCTCGTCGACAGCGAGAACGAACCGCTCTGGCAGGAGACGCGCGGCCACGACAGCGATTTCGCCGCCGAGGCGGTGATCACCGTCTACAATCCCGATCTCGACTACGAGCAGGCCAGCGCCCGCTCGCATCGCGCCGGGCAAGCGACGAGCCGGCTGATCAAGCAGGATCTGCTCGCCGTGCTTGCCGAAGAGACGGCGCTCGATGCGGCCGAGGCGCTGCTGCGCGACGTCAGAATCGCCCGCCGCTCGCTGCGCTTCTCGCTGGCGCCGGGTCGGCTGGACGTGCAGCCGGGCGATGTCGTCTCGCTCGCGGATGGTCCCGATGGCCGCTTCCTGGTCTCGCGCATCGAGGATGGCGATGCGCGTCGCATCGAGGCGCGAGCCTTTGCGCCATCTTCAGGCGGCGCTCCGCCCGCCGTGACCGGCGGCCGCAATGGCGGCGGCACCGCGTCGAACCTGTTCAAGCCGCTGGTCCATCTCATGGACCTGCCGCGCTTCGACGGCGAGGCGGCGGCGAGCTTCGCGCGCGGCGCGGTCTTCGCCAAGCCATGGCGCACCGTCGGCCTGTCGTCATCGGCGACGACGGAGGGCTATCGGGGCAGGGCGGTGCTCGACCGTCCGGCGACGATGGGAACGCTTGTGTGCGCATTGGCACCGGGT